TGAACCTCATCCCAACCCATGTTGGCGAGGTCTTGCGTGGAAGGGACATTAACGGTGGAGACTGACTTTTGGATAGTGGAAGTAGTTCCAGTACCAATGTTGTCAATGCGCTCCGAAAGTTGCTCAATGGACTTCACGATTTCCGAAAGTGGCTCTCGTGCGTCAAAGGCGGCTTTCTCAGCCTGTGATTTTGCAACTTCCATTTCGTTATTGAAACGGGAAGCGAAATGTCCTTCAAGGTCGTTTCGGAAAGATTGTTCCGAAGCGGCGGCCTTGTAAACTTCGTAAGCGGCTTCAATATCAGCATCACTTACATTTTCACTGTTAAGGTATCCTTTTGACAAGGAAGCCGGACCCATTGCACCAGCAGGGGTTTTACCACCGGAGGCGGTAATTGCGCTGATAGCGTTTGTTGAAGGGGAGCCGTTTTCTTGTCCACGACCACGGACTTGACCACCGAAGTAGTCAGCACCGTCAACTGCGTCGGGATTGTCAAAGCCACCAAGTTGTGCTTTTTCAAGAGCGTCAAAGTGGTCACGAGCGGCGAGTGTATCAACACCAGCAGACTTTAGGGTATGTTCCATCCAACTCAAGTATTCCGATGATATAACATCTGAGTATTCGTCGCCTTTCATGTACATCTTATCGTCTTTCTTTTCTTCTTTCATTTCGTCACCTTTTTCTTCATCGGGTTTCTTTTCTTCATCATCGCCCTTGTTTTCCTTCATGTGTTCACGGAGTGCAGGAGGTAGTTCTCCTTTTTCCATTGCATCCAATCGGGCTTCAAGGCGAGACATAATGCCGCTCAAATCACTGTTTTCGTTTGTCATAGTGGTGTCCTCCTTCAAAATTCGGAATTGTGCTTCGGGGTTAATCCCTTTTTCACAAATCGTTACCTCATGCAACTCCATTTTTGAAATCTCTTGGTAGTCGCCTTTTTCCATATCGGATTTACGGACTCGCTTGAATGCTTGTCCTCCAATACTGAATCCACGAAGGTTGCCCTTGCGGATTTCGGCGGCTACTTCACGAGCCTTCTCTATATCATTGCGGAGTTGTACTACAACGAACATTCCTGTGTCATCACATTCGGATTTCCACATTCGTCCGTTAGAATCTATGTAACTGTCAATTACTTCTCCAACTTGTATGTTGGAGTGAGCCAGTTGCACATTTCGGTATTTGTCACTCTTCATGAAGCCGTCAAAAGCGTCACTCAAAGCACCACGAGTAATAAGGTCGCCTTGCTTGTCAACAAGTTCAACCGATGCGTAGCCAGCAACTACCAAGTCGTTACCACTCTTGAGAAGAGTGATACCGTCACTGGGTCGCTGAATGGATAGCATTAACCCTCCGACTTGTCCTTATGGTATTTATACTGCTCGTTAAGAGCGAGATAGCAAAGGCTGGTCATTGTCGTAGTCTATAGACAAATTTTCACCCTCATCAGTTTGTACTTGAATGTGATTCAGTCGCTCCTTTTTCTTCTCTTTTGTTTCATCAGTAATTTTCTTTTCACCGTCAAAATCGGGCAAAGTGGCTTCATCACGAAGTTGTGTAGGGCCACGAGGTGATTCTTGGGGTGTACCTACATCTATTCCCAAACCTTTAGGGCCAGTCCATGTCATTTTCTCTTTGGATATTCTGTCCAGTGCCCGTGTAATAATTTCCAACGCTTTCTTTGTTTCATCGGGTTTTAACAATCTTTCATCGTCATCCTCTTCAAGAATACCAGCACTACCTTCTTCCATATCTTCCTTAGACGGTTTCTTAGGCATATCAACCTCTGTTACTTTCTGTAAGTATCCCTTTACCAATAACGGTGCTACAGAAGACCAAAACGGCATTAGACTTTCGGAAAGGATTACTGGGTAATCAGTTTTTGTTAGGTCGCCCATTGTACTTGTAGGGGAATGTAATACCCAAGTATCGTTCAATTCCTCCATCTTATACACTACTGTATCAATACCCTTCAACACGATTTGAAGTTCATTATTACCAACTTCTATGTCGTGTGGAATAAGAATTGGAGGGAATGATTTAGTCATGAGGTCAAGAGATTCTGTACTGGCCGCACCCTCTCCTTCTCCTTCTCCTTCCAATTCTTTGAACTGCACATTGTACACAGGACGATTTTTACGGTTCTTCTTTGAGATGCCTGTAATAGAAGCACGGACGAAATCTCCAACCTTGAAGACTTTCTTTTGATTGTGTGCAGTACCTACATCCATGTAGTGTTCTCCTTTATGCTCTACTGCTCGGTTTCCAAGTCCTTCTATCTCAAGAATGGGGCCAGCACCGAGTTGGTATGTGTATGGGCCTTTGCCTCTTCGGTCAAGGACTATGAAGTTGAAATCATGAGTATCACGATACAACACCCACTTAGGATGGCGGCGTTCTCCACGCATGTATGTTGATTTGTTATCACGAAGGAGAATGTTATCGTGGTCTTCTTTGAGATTCTTTACAGCCTCTTCCAGTCCCTCATCATCCGTCATGCGAGTATCGTGCGGGCCGGGAACAATAACATGTTCTTGACTGTCAAACTGTGAGCGTAATATCTTCAATCGCTCAAACATCTGCATTTCAGCCACATTGTTATCATCGTAGTTGATAATGTCAATGATGTGTAATTCCTCTTCACCAAGTATAGCGTCAAGCGTGTAATTCTTATCGTTCATCTTTTCAAGAGCCTCTTTCGTGGCTTTACGAAGCCCTTTCTTTCTACCGCCTTCGTCATACGCTGTAATCTCTTCATCTTTATTCACAATAACAAGACGCTTTCCATCGTACCACTTACTTACTACCCATGAACCGCTGAAACCACGCAAATGTTCTAAGTCACTCATCTCAAAGATACGGTGCATAGGACGAACAGGTGGACTCCACTTTGCATCATCGCTCTTTGTAAGCATAATATCGGGGTCAAGAAGTGATGTGATAAGTTCAGTCATCTCACTGGCCGCTACTGTGTACATATTATCACTCGCTGTGTCAGCCGATTCAAGATTCATACTTTGGTGAGCGTTAGAAGGGTTCATTGGTGGTGGAGCGTTTGTGTACACTTGATTCGCTATTTCTTTTCCATGTACCATCTCAGTGAGTTCTTGAGGTACACTGTGATACAATCCTGTACTAACATGTGAACCTGCGAATATATTTCCCTCAGCGTCAAACTCAGCACCAACTGTTGGTGTTAATTCATATCCGTGATGCCATGCACCACTGTCAAAGTGGTCAGTTAAAGCAGTGTTAGCAGGTGTAGCCGCACCTACAGGTCGTTGTCCAAAACCTGCTGTTTGTGAGACTTCCTCACCCGGAGTAAAGATACCTTCTTCATCATCCATAACACGAGGGTCAAAGTGAATGATGGTATCAAGATGGTTTTTCGTTGTGTTCGTTGTGCGAGCCAATGATTTACTTCCGAATCCTTTTGCATTGTGTACATCCCCACTTATTGCTCCTACACCAGCCGAAAGCATTGACATTTCAAATTGTTGAGGGTTAAGTTTCATAGCCATATAACGAGGTACGGCGTGAGAGTGGTGCCCTTTCCATTGTTTGTTAGGAGTTTGTTGTTGGAAATGATTCATTGCATCATGATAACCATTTTCTCGTGCATGGCGGAAGAAGCGTTCTTCATCTGTCAATTCCTCTTCGGGTTTACTCATCATTTCTTCATCTGTAAATTGATTAAGATTGATAGCATCTATGTTAGGAATTTTACCGCTGAGTAAAATGTCTTTGATAGTTGATGCGAACAAAGGTGTATTGGCTTCATTAGAAGCGGCAATGAGTTCTCGTGCCTTTTCTTTAGCAACAGGGGTCTTCTCTATATTGAGTATTTTAAGCACTTCATCTACGCTCATGTTACCATCAATCATTTTTCCATCTGTGGATAAATGCTTACCTACCGTAGCGTGTAATGGATTTTGTACACCTTTTGATGAAGATTTTACCGAGGTGTCTAAACCATAATTAGTCGTTGTTATACCATGCACTGAATGAGGTACAGATGCGATGTAGCGTTGAGCGTCACGCATAAGTTGATGATGATTTGCAATGAATGTTTCCGGGTCATTCGGGTCAAAGGCGTTTGGGTCATGCTCAAGATATTTTGGTAGTATAACATCTCGTGCTACCTCGGCAATTGTTTTACGATGGCCGCTAAAAATTGTATGTGTGCGACGGGCATCCTTTTCCCAATGAGAGGAACTGCTCTTTTTGTTCATTTTTTGTTGTACACGCTCAAGTTGCTCAGTAGTATCACGAATTTGTTGTATCAGTTCACCTTGTTGCTCAACAGGCGTGTCAATCAATTGCTGATTCATCAATTCAAGATTAGTGTTCAACTCGCTTTCTTCTTGAGAGGCGGGCATCATACCACCGAATTGTAAAAAGCGTGACACTACATCTTTTTCATCAGCAGTCATTATGGTTTTACTTTTTTGATTCTTTTTCTTGTCTTTAATCTCAGTATTCATACTGGCTTTCATACTGTCT